TTCAATGGGGCGGCTTTAAGAATAAAGAAAAGGGCGAGGACCGCCTGCATACGACACAAAAGCCTGTCGCCTTGGCTTTGTGGTTCTTTGAAAATTGGGGCAGCGGATTGACCTGTGTGGTTGACCTCTTCGGCGGCTCTGGCTCCACGCTGATCGCCTGCGAAAAGACTGCACGCGACTGCCGCATGATGGAACTTGACCCGAAATACTGCGACGTGATCGTCAAGCGCTGGCAGGACTTCACCGGGCAAGAGGCAACGCTGGAAGCGACTGGCGAGACGTTCAACGCGCTGGCAAGCAAGAGGATCGCAGCATGAGCCGCAACCCGCACGAACCGTCAAAGGAAAGTCGCCAGCTTGTCCAGCTTCATGCGACCATCGGCACGCCGCAGGCCGTCATTGCCGACATCATCGGCATCGACGGCAAGACCCTGACCAAATACTACCGCGAGGAGTTGGACCAAGCCCGCGCCCGCGCCAACGCATCGGTCGGCGGTGCGCTGTTCAACAAGGCCACCAAGGGCGACACCGCCGCCATGATCTTTTGGATGAAGACACGGGCAGGCTGGCGTGAGAAGCATGAGATTGAACACTCCGGCCCGGACGGCGGCGCCATCCCGGTCGAAATCAAGCGAACCATCATCGATCCGAAGGGCTAAGGCATGTCTGACGAGAGGGCCAACATGGAGCGCCAACTGGCGCAGCAAATGCAGGATCTGTACGACGAAGATCTGGCAAGGCGAGGCGGCGTGCCACGTTCTCAGACCGCGCCTGGTAGGCCAAGCCTGCTGAACGTCGGCGGCATCGGTGAGCGTCTTGCCTTTCTGAACCAGACGTTCAACCCGGTCGAAGGCATCGGCGGCGCCATGCGGGCAGGCGAGCGCCTGTTCTCGCAGGACGCAGACTACTTGCAACGCATCGAGGCGCTGGGCAGCATGCTGTCAGGCGTGGCCGGCATTGCAGCCCCCATCGCAGCAGCGCGTGCCATCGGTGTGCCTGCCGCCAGCGCGATGATGGAGGGGCTGCTGGGAGGCTCTCCCACGACGCAGGCGGCTGGAGACATGGCGCGGCAGTTTGCGGTGGATGAGAGCGGGGCCTTCCGCCTGTATCAAGGCAGCCCGCACAACTTCAACGCAGAGCGCCTTGTGCGCTATCCTGATGGTCGCACAGAATACATCGTCGGAAGGCCGGACGTGCTGCCTGATGTCCCGGCTGGCGCAGAGGTGTTGCAGGACTTCCCGCTTGGTCGTCAGCGCATGGACAAGATCGGCACGGGCGAGGGCGCGCAGGCTTACGGGTACGGGCTGTATGGTGCGGAGGCTGAGGGGATTGCGCGGGGATATAGGGACGCTTTGACTACACCTGTTGATTATCGCGGAGGTGGATACCCAAGTGCTGACACAGACCTTGCCGCGAAGAAAGTTGCGGACGCGATGGGACCGAATAGCGATCCTGCAAACGTGATAGCATCAGAGGCGAACAAGTATCGGTATCAGGCGCAACAAATGCGCGCAAAAATTGACAACCAACCAACCGCCGTGCGTGAAGCCAATGAGCGGCTTGCGGCATCGTTTGAGCGGATTGCTGACGACATTGAGAAGTTAAACCCAGATGACTTTCAGTTGAATTCTGGCCGCATGTATGAACTCAACATCAACGCGAACCCTGAGGATTTCCTTGATTGGGACAAGCCGTTGAGTGAGCAGCCGAACGTCCTAAGCCGTCTCGGTTATTCCATAATGGACGAAGACGCCATCCACGCAGAAGCCACGCGCATCATGGAAGCTATGCCAGGTGGCGCATGGATGAACGACCCGGCATCAAAAGCGCGAATTGACGAACTGCAAGCAATGTTGGACCGCAAAGCGCCAAGCGGGACAGGGCAAGACTTCTATCGCGGTGGATCAAGCGATGATGTCACAGGCATCCTGTCGCAAATGGGATACGGCGACCCGGCCGCGCGTTCTCAGGAGCTACGCGAAGCGGGCATCCCCGGCATTCGCTACCTTGACGCGGGATCACGCGGCGCGGGCGACGGTTCCCGAAACTATGTCATCTTTGACGAGAACCTGATCGAGATCGTTCGCAAGTATGGCATCGCTGGCGCGGCGGCCATGCTGGGCGTCTCGGCAGTTGATGTTGAAGAGGCCATCGCGCAGGGCGCGCCGCCGAGCCAGTGGGACCAGTTAGTAGTCGGACCCCAATGAACCTCACCATCAACACGCCTCGCTGGGCGCTGCCGATCCTGCAACGCGAGAGCGCCCGCTACATCGGGGCTTTCGGCGGGCGAGGATCTGGCAAGTCAACCTTCTTCGCGGAATGGATCGTGGAGCGGTGCGTGCTGCGCAAGACCGACGTGGTCTGCGTGCGCGAGGTGCAGAAGTCGCTGAAGCAGTCGGTCAAGAAGCTGATCGAAAACAAGATCGAGGAACTGGGCGTTGGTCATCTGTTTCAGGTGCAGCAGGCCGAGATCAAATGCCCACACGGCGGAGTCATCATCTTCCAAGGAATGCAGAACCACACCGCCGACAGCGTGAAGTCGCTGGAGGGGTTCGACATCGCGTGGGTGGAAGAGGCCCAGTCAATCAGCCAGTTCTCGCTGGATCTCCTGCGCCCGACCATCCGTAAGCCCGGCTCGCAACTGCTGTTCAGTTGGAACCCACGGTTCGACACAGACCCCATCGAGGGTCTGCTGCGCGGGCCGACGCCACCGCCGGACAGCGTGATCGTCGAAGTGAACTACAGCGACAACCCGTGGTTCCCGGACGTTCTCAAAGACGAAATGGAATACGACAAGCGGCGCGATCCAGACAAATACCTGCACGTCTGGAAGGGCGAATACGTCCGCAACAGCGAAACCCGCGTGTTCAAGAACTGGACCATTGAGGACTTTGAGGCACCGCCTGATGCCGTCCATCGCTTGGGCGCTGACTGGGGCTTTGCCACTGACCCGACCGTTGGCATTCGCTGCCACATTATAGGACGGAAGCTATATATTGACCACGAGGCCTATCAGGTGGGCTGCGAGATCGTTGACACGCCTGCGCTGTTCATGTCGATCCCCGAGGCTGAACGCTGGCCGATGGTGGCCGACAGCGCACGGCCCGAGACGATCAGCCACATGCGCAAAAACGGCTTCCCGAAGATCATGCCGGCGGTCAAGGGGCCGAAGTCGGTCGAGGAGGGCGTGGAGTGGCTGAAGTCTTTTGACATCGTCGTCCACCCGCGGTGCAAGCACACCATCGATGAACTGACGCTTTACAGCTACAAGACCGACCGGGACACGGGCAGCATCTTGCCTGTGCTGGAGGACAAGGAAAACCACGTCATCGACGCGCTGCGCTATGCCTGCGAGGGCGCACGGCGGGCGTCAAAGCAAGAGAGGCCGAAGGCCCGCCCGATCCCCGTCAGCATGCCGATGGCACGGTGATTGATATTCAGATCGACCTGCCGTATACTTCGGCCCAAATATCCAGCGAAAGGCGCGCAACTTGGCCCGCATGACCAAAGAACAGCGGCTTGCAAATGTTCATGCCGAAGCGATGTCGGAGTTCGACACCATCCAAGCCACCATGCGCGATGAGCGTTTGCAGTGCCTGGAGGATCGCCGCTTTTACTCCATTTCGGGCGCGCAGTGGGAGGGCAACCTCTATGAGCAATATCTGAACAAGCCCAAGTTCGAGGTGAACAAGGTTCACCTTGCCGTGATGCGGATCATCAACGAGTACCGCAACAACCGCATCACGGTTGACTTCGTGAGCAAGGACGGCACCGACGACGACAAGATGGCCGACGTGTGCGATGGCCTGTTCCGATCTGACGAACAGGACAGCGGCGCCAATGAAGCCTACGACAACGCATTCGAGGAGGCTGTCGGCGGTGGCTTCGGCGCATTCCGCCTGCGTGCCGTCTACGAAGACGAATACGACGAAGAGAACGAAAAGCAGCGCATCCGCATTGAGCCGATCTATGACGCTGACACGACCGTGTTCTTCGATCTGGACGCCAAGCGCCAGGACAAGTCTGACGCGCGCATGTGCTATGTGCTGACGGCGATGACGCCAGATGCCTACCGCGAAGTCTGGGAAGACGATCCGACCACCTGGCCCAAGGGCATCGAGCAGGTGGCATTCGACTGGGCCACGCCTGATGTCGTCTATGTGGCCGAGGTCTACCGCGTCGAAGAGGCGTCGGAACTGATCCGCATCTTTCAGACCCTTGACGGGCAAGAAGAAAAGTATTCGGAAAAAGACTTTGAGCAAGATCCCGAACTGGAGATGATGCTTGAGGCTGTCGGCACCAAAGAGGTTCGCCAGCGCCGCGTGAAACGCCGCAAGGTGCGCAAGTATATCATGTCGGGCAGTAAGGTGCTGGAAGACAGCGGCTACATTGCCGGCGACCAAATCCCGATCATCCCCGTCTATGGCAAGCGTTGGTTCGTGGACAACGTCGAGCGGTGCATGGGTCATGTGCGTTTGGCCAAGGACGCCCAGCGCCTGAAGAACATGCAGCTTTCCAAGCTGGGCGAGATCAGCGCGCTTTCGACTGTTGAAAAGCCGATCTTCACGCCCGAGCAGGTGGCCGGCCACGAAATGATGTGGTCCGAGGACAACCTCAGAAACTATCCCTACCTGCTTCTGAACACCGTGACCGATGCCAACGGCGGTGAGACGCTTGCAGGCCCGGTCGGCTATACCAAGCCGCCGCAGATCCCGCCTGCGCTGGCTGGACTGTTGCAGATCACCGAGCAGGACATGAGCGACCTGCTGGGCAAGCCTGACGCTGCCGAGGAAGTCGTCTCCAACGTCAGCGGCAAGGCCGTGGAACTGATCCAGCAGCGTCTGGACATGCAGACCTACATCTACATGAGCAACATGGCCAAGGCCGTGAAGCGTTGCGGTGAGGTCTGGCTGTCGATGGCGCGTGACATCATGGTCGAGCCTGGCCGCAAGATGAAGTCGGTCGGCCTCGGCGGTGAGTTGTCCAGCGTTGAGATGGGCAAGCCGATTCTCAACCCCACGACCGGCGAAGTCGAATACGAAAACGACCTGTCCACCGCTAAGTTTGACGTGGCTGTCGATGTCGGCCCGGCCTCGGCTACCAAGCGCAGCGCCACCGTCCGCGCGCTGTTGGGCATGATCCAGATCGCGCCAGATCCTGAGACGCAGCAGGTGCTGACATCGATGGCCATGATGAACATGGACGGCGAGGGCATTGGCGAGGTGCGCGCTTATTTCCGCGACAAGCTGATCAAGATGGGCGTCATTCAGCCGACCGAGCAGGAGGGCGAGAAGCTGTTGGCCGAAATGCAGGCCGCGCAGCAGCCCGATCCGCAGGCGCTCTACCTTCAGGCCGCCGCGATGGAAGCGCAGGCCAAGGCTGGCCAGGCTCAGGCCAACACAGAATACACCTTGGCGCGTGCGGAAGAGACCCGCGCCAAGACCGTTGAGGTGCTTGCTGGCATTCAGCAGAAAGAGCGCACCAACGTGGTGAACACGGCGAAGGCTCTGCAAGAGACCGTCGCCACAGGAATGCGGCAACCGCCCAGCCGCACAATGTAATGGGTGAGAAAATCGCGAGGATCGCATGACTGAATTGGCAGAACAGATCGAAGAGG